CGTTGCACAGTTCTGATCGTCCCCAAAAATATCCATCAAGACGGTTAGGACAAAATTCTATGAAAGGGTGATGGCCCTTCAGAGGGTTGTCTGTATGGTCTAGGGACAAGTCCGTGTCGATTGCATCAGCAAAAATGTTTCGATGCTGAATATTTCCCTCGATTACGATATCTCCCACGGTCTGAATCGTTACCCAATCCTTTTGCTCGCTGTCCCAAGCCCAAAGCTCATCCAGGCGTAGAATCTTTGCCAGAACTTCTGGGCTTAGATTGGGGCTTGGCCCGCTCAGCCAATCAACAATGCCTCGGCTTTTTGTTGGAGGGCCTCCAGCCGTTTGATATGGATACATTCCGCCAACAATAATTTGACGAAGCACGTCTGAATTTTGGTCATCTCCTGTCCTAGTTGGGGAAAGGTACTTACGAACCTTTTTCAGCAATTCTGCCTTGTTTGATTTATTCTCAATCAAATCCTCGAACTGATAAATCGTCATGTATGTGCTATGAACGAAGGCTGGTTGTCTGTCTAAGTCGGCAACCGATTCGTTCATAACGCCAAACATTTCCGGCTGGACTAGGTATGGATCAAACCCACCATCCGCCCAATTCAGTTTTAGGAGCGCCTTTCCTTTGACGAGGGACCAAGTGACAACATCCTCAATCTTGGTATCGACGCTGGAATGTCTTAGGAGGCGGTGAAGGTCTGATGCTATGGCGCGCCCCTTGGCGCGATCCACTGGGCCGACCTGTCCGTGAAATTCAACATCCGGTCTAAGTTCAACCGGGCTGTAAAGAAGTGAGCTTATGCCGTCGATATACGCGAATGATTTTGGGTATATCTGAGGATTGCCATCCTCGTCGCCGGTCAAATAAAGATTTCGGTACATCGCACCGCGCTGAATGCGCTCGGTGCGGGAGGAAAGGCAATAGCCGATGATTTCGGCGGCCCACTTTCCTATATTCTTCTTAGGAATTTTCATGCCGTCATTCTAATCTGATTTCGGCGAGATTCCATCCAGCGTTCAACATCGTTTTTACGGTAGAGAATGTTTCTACCAACCCTGAAAAAATCCGGCCCCGTTCCAATCTCGCTTCTTCGCTGGTAAAGCCACCACTCTGATACGCCGATAATCGCTGCGGCTTCCTTTGTACTAAGATGCTCGCGGTCATTCGCCATTGATTGTCAAGTCTCCAATCAGAACTCTATGGAACCATACATACCACTAAAGGAACTCGCGTCCAATACCGTTCTAGACCTTGTGTCAAGGGCGATGAAAAAGCAAAGTCAGTATGGTCGCAATATTGCACCTACCAGTCGTCAGGTAATTGGTTTGAGACCCTGACGGCCTAGAACAGGAGACTCGCCAAATGGCTAAAGGTCGTCACAAGCGCCGGCACAAGCGCAAGTAATTGGTAGGGCGGCGCGCTCTACCCTGGGCAGCGCCGCCCGCCTCTCTCTCAATTTCATTTATTGGATTTCATGCCTCTACCCGGTCAACCACCCTCTCCAGCCCTTGCCTCCGCTCCGCCGAATGTCGGCGGCGCTGTTGCACCGCAGGGCAACGCCGGGAACGCGATGGCAGGACTGGAAAAGGTCAAGATCGCGGTAAAGGCGCTGCAAGATGCGCTCCCGTCCATCCCAATGGGTAGCTCGCTGCATACCAAAGTCCTGAACGCCGCGAAAGATTTATCCAAGGAACTAGGCGCCGGTTCTGAGCAGGGTGGTGGCCCGCCGATCCAGGCGCTTTTGCAGATGATCCAGCAAGCCAAAGCCAACCAGCCGAACGCCGCTCTCGCTCGTATGGGCGGTCCGCCTCCAGGTGGTGGCGCTCCCGCCATGCCGATGATGCCGCCCGCTGCGGCAGCCGCCTAATCGATAGGAGAATCCATGCCGCTCAATAAAACCAACCCTTCGTTCCCAGCGCCATATGTAAACGACACGAAAGATACCGATCCGATGATCGTCAAGGTGGACGTGAACAAGACGGAAATTGGCGCACGTTCATCTGGTATGCCGAAGGATGCAAAAAACTCCAACACCCTGGAACACGTCGATAACCGCAAGACTGGGGGCAAATAGCCATGCCGATGGTCGAAATCGACGAGGAACAGCTTGCGCTTTTGCGGCGAGCCGATGCCTTTCTTGGGAAGGCGTTGAATGATGGTGACATTGGGCCTGCCTTGCAGCGCAAGGCGAAGGCCGATTTCCCGAACGCGCGGTTTGCAGCCGACGTTGCAGATCCTTTCATTAAGCCAATTCACGATGAGCTTAAGGCCGAAAAGGAAGCTCGTACCAAGCTCCAGGATCGCCTTGACGCCCGAGACAAATCCGAGAAAGACGCTAAAGAAACATCGGAATTGAACGCTTCTCTCGAATCCGCGCGGAAGCGTTATCGCCTGACCGATGAAGGCATGGACAAGGTTATGAAGCGTATGCGGGACATGAATAACCCGGACGCCGAAGCCGCCGCCGCATGGGTTACGGACAATGAACCGGCACCAAAGACAACCCCGGCCTCGTCCTATTCGCCTCAGGCGCTGAATCTTTTTGGCGCTGGCGAAAAGAGCGAGGACGAGAAAATTCAACTTCTTCACCGCGATCCGCTGAAATTCTTTGACCGTGAGGTTGCGGATATTTTGGCGGAAGGCAATCAGGCCGCTTAAGGAGCTAGTCAATGGCACTTCCGACCACGTTCCAGGGGCCAGTCGCCAGCGGCATAACGCCGGGCGGGTCTATCGGCGCCCAACTTTCTGCCATAACGCGCCGCGCTTTCATTCCATCTTTGTTTGTCCAAATCTATCAGGCGCATCCGTTACTAAGCTTGCTGTTGCAGAACGCGCAGAAGGCGCGCGGCGGCGTTTCGCAGATAACCATCCCGACGCAGGGCGCTAGCTTTGTTAATTTCTCGTGGGGTTCTTTCGCTGGCGACTTCCCAATCCCGGAAGATCAGGCCGCGATTGAAAACGCACAGTTCAACCTCAAGCTCGGCATGGTGCCGATTGGCTTCTTCGGGATGGAAGCGATTATCCAATCGTCGGAAGTCATCATTCCGAAACTCCGGGCCGTCATGTCTGACGCCGCCACGGTTATCAAGCAGGCCATTGCCCAATCTCTCTATGCGAACAACTACTCCAACACGTCAGCCATAGATTCTCTCGCTCAGGCTTACGATAACGGAACGCTCGCGCCGACCTACGGCGGCATAGCTCGCGCCGGAAATCAATTCTGGTGGGGACAGTATCTGCCAAACTCCGGCGGTATCTCAAATCGCACAGGAATGGCGATCACGCTGACTCGCGTTATGACAGGCGCCGGCGGTGAAGCGGCTGACTTCGCTGTGATGAATCCTGCCGATTGGTCAACGCTCATGGCCGACTTCATGGGCTATGAAATGTACCAGACCCGGCCCAAGTCGATTTACGGCAAGGATGATGCGGTCAATGCTGGCTTCCGTGCCATCCAGGTTCTCGACACTCCGATCTTCCCCGATCCGTTCTGCCCGCGCGGCGAAATGTACGCGATTAACTCGCGTTACCTCGCCATGTACCTATCGGAGTTTGCGCCGTTCATCTTCTCTGGCTTTGAATCGCTCATCCCGCAGGGCCAGATTGCCGATATTGGCGTTCTAATCACTGCCCTAGACCTCGTTTGCGCGAAGCCGTCAAGCGGCGCGCATCTTACTGGATTGACCGGGGCCGCGTGGCCCAACTCGCCGGGTAGTGTCCCGGCGGTAATCTAACCGCCCGTATCGCATAGGAGCGAAAGCAAATGCCTATCGTTTTTGGAGCCCCTGGCGTAGTCCCGAGCAATCGCGGGCAGCCTTCCAATGTCATCACGCTTCAAGCGGGTAACGTCCAGCTTGTGCCATCCGGCTCTTGGTATGTGCGTCCGGGCCGCTACACTACGCTACAGGAATACGATCCTGTGGCTGGGTTCTGGCGCAGCATCGGCGGCGACTGGCCCGCGGCTTCCATGTCTCTCGTTTGGTCCGATGGCGTCAACGTCCGCATCGCCAATCAAACTGGCTGCGTGGTCGGCGCTCTCATCACCAATGCCGGGACGGGCTATACCTCGGACCCGACCGTTACGCCTTCGGCCGGCGCTTCGGTTTGGCAGTCAGTAACTGGCGGTGCCGTCAGCACGGTTGTCACCGTCACGAACGGTGGCACGAACTACGTCTATCCGCCCATCGTCACTTTCACCACTCCGAACGCCGCTGGCGGCACGGGGACGGCTCTCGGCATCCAAGCGACAGGCTTTGCCACGATCAGCGGTGGTGCCGTTACGGCCATCACCGTTACGGATCAGGGCGCTGGATATCCGGCTGTTCCGACGATTTCTCTCATCAACGATCCGAGAGATTCTACTGGCGGCAATGCCTCGGCTGTTGCAACCCTAACGGGGACTAATACCGTTACCGCCCTGATTGTTACCGATCACGGCAATCCGCTCACGGCGGTTCCGACGCTCTCGATCACGGGAGGCGGTGGTGCTAGCGCAGCGGCAACCGCCATCATGTGCTGGGCGCTCACTGGCGTCACGGCGACTACCACGGGTTCCGGTTATTCCGGCAATTACGGCGCGGTAGAGCTTTCGGCGCTTGGCGGCTTCCCGTCCGGCACTCCGGCTTATACAAACCCGACCGATCAACTGAATCTCGTCCGTCCGCGCAAGGCGTCCATCCTTGCGTCTATCACTGCTGGCGCTATCAGCAATTCCGGTCAGACGGTTCTCGACGGCGGCATCTATGCGGGTAACGCTTCTATCATCGTTTACTCGCCCGGCGATGCTGCGCTCGATCCGGCTACCGGACTCACTGGGTCGTTCGGCGGCGTGACAGACGTGGTCCTGTTGTTCGCGATCTAACCAATGGGGAGGCTCGGCGTGTGTTCAAGAACTTGCCGGGCCTTCTCAGCCTTTCTATCGAGCGAAACAGTAGCGTTCTCATAGAGAACTCTGATTACAGAGATTGCGCGGTGTCCCGCCGTTTGGGCGCGGTAAACGCCTTTGTCTCTTATAATGTTTGGCGAAAATCCAATACAATGTTGGATAAAATTACTGAACTGGGAAACCAAGTCATAGCTTCCGGTAAGGGAGATTCGTGGGTATATGCCCACGGCATCAATGCAGCCGTCTCCATCAATAACGCCACGCCAGAAATCTCGGTTAATTTCAAGGCCAATTACTTTGGCAGTTTTGCTTTTGTTTGGAACAACGCCATATTTTGCAAGGTCAGAAACCATTTTTATGGAATAAACTCCCACTCCGATCTGTGGCCTAGAGATGTATTTCCCAACAAGAACTCTCGGGGCTGCGTAAATCATTTTCAGTCCAGAGGACAAAAATTTCTTGAATTTCTGCATATGCTCAGAGTCTTTATCGGACAGCATTATAGAAACTCTTTTGCCCCAAATGGCTCCGTCGGCCATCATAAATCCAATCCAATAGGCACTTTCTGGAGTGATGAATGCAAATGCGTCATCATTAAGTGGAAGTCGTTTTTGTCCGCGTGTTTTTACACCGCGCCGTTTTGCCATGTTGCAGATTGCGGGGTGCCCTACGCCGAATTGGTCAATCAAAATCTTTGTATTTTCTCCAGCAACATACCGGCGCAACAATTCGTCTCTTTGCTGCGGGGTAAGTTTAAGACCGTTTCTCGGCCCAATCTTTCGGTCGGAGTCTAGTGTCATGGCCACGTTGGGATGGTATTTAACTGATACGGCGTCACTCTTGAGGGACGCCCAGTTTCAATTTACCACAAAAACACAGCTTACTAGATGGATAAATTCCGGTCGCAATCAGGTTGCTAAACTAACCGGCTGCCTCCGTGTTCTCGTTCCTGGTCAGGCGCCATTCGGCGGCGTGGGGCAAGCTGGCTCGATCATTCCTGGCGGCGCGGCGGCAGGAACTGAATTAGGCCCAGCCTCGACCGATACGACCGTCCTTCCCTCCGCGATACCGACAAATAGTTTTCTGACAATCCCAGGCGTGGAAAAATATTCCTATGCCATGGCAAACCAATATGTCAGGCGGTTCAACGCC